GATATTTTCTGAGTAATTTCAGTTTCTGTAAGTTCTTTTGGATCCTCTTGGAAAGGATGAAACATTACGAATACTGTCCTAGGTATCTCAAAAAGATCTTATCTACACTGTGTCTCCATACTTCAATAATGTGCGGATCAGTAGTTGAGTTTAATGTAAGTAATGCCGGAAAAGTAGCATCCTTTTTAAATACTGTACCACCCGAAGTAATAAATGAAATAGTGTGATTTTCGCTTCCGCTGTTATAAAGTTCCAGTGTTGTTTTACCCATACCAATTGGAGTTGTTTCTGATGTAAATACCGGATCACCTGGAAAGTTTAAAAAATCCATTGTAATATTGGCAGCGACTCTAAAAATTTGATAATCACCATTTTCATAATCAATAGTAGTAGGACTTGCAGAAATTGTTCCGCCGTCGAATTTTTGTGTTCTATTGTTCTGCAATAATGCTCTTTGAATTTTATTCAACTCAAAATCATTATCTAAGTTTAATTTTGCAGTATTTGTCTGCAGGTCAGTAACTTCTTCTTTAGCAGATGCTAGGCTTTGTTTGATAGTGTCAAAGTTATCTCTGAACACTTGTGTATCATTATCTTGGCCAGCAACCGGAAAGTTTTCGTTAATACCTAAGTAATTAATAGTACTTGCCACTGTTATATCTCCAATTGTTTTGTGTTAGTATTTATCATATCTTAAAATCCGCTGGCTATAACCCTGAACGGAGGACGAGGAGGATTTCTATCCTTTAAATTTTGTGCTGTACTTGTACTGTTTCTATGATTTGTTATGTGTTTTTGTGGAAATTTTAGGTATTGATCCTGAATTTCACCGTCAACAATATCAATAATATACCTATCAGCAACAAAATCTAGCAATTTAAAGTCAAAATTTGCTGCTCTAATTCTAGATAATATAGCAGTTGCACGTCCGGGTTTAGCATAACATAAAACTAATGCTTTGGTATATCCAAGCTCTGCTTGTGCATTATCTTGTATACTACGCATCCACAGCGGTAAGAACTCTCTATCACGTTCGCCGACTGCACTAATTCTTTCTCTCATATTTCTAATACTATTAGGAAAAACTCTTTGTACATCGCTGTCGCTTACTAAAGGTATATCACTGTCAATAGTTATTCCTTGATAACTTACTAACACTTTACTGTTTATTTCATTATCAAGTTCGATAGTTGACGAAATACTTTTATTATTTTTTTCTAATTTATCAAGAAGGTTAATATAAATTACTTCATATAATGTTTCTTGTGTTTCAGGGTCCTTACCTTTAGCGATACTCAAGTCTCCGAATCCAAATCTTTTATCGTAATGATTGCGACTCATTGCTTGAACATATTTGACTGCTTCTTTGCTTTCTATGCCTGCAAACAGTAAAGATTGTAACTCAGTTTGAATACCGTAGTTAGTATCACCGTATCTATAAATATCTTCTGGTTTAAAGATACTTGAATCTGTAATAAAGTTAAACCAATTTAAACGTTTTTCTTTTGACGGAAATGCTTTTGCATATAAGTTAGCAAATGTTTTTTCATTATCTGCTACAACTGTAAGTTTGAATGTTCTTTCTGATTCAGAAAAAGTAGCACCGTCTTGTGCTTTAACAGTAAAATTATATACTTTGTCATAACTTGTTCCACCACCGTCGAAGATACTGCTAAAGTCTCTACTTAAACTTGATTGATCTTCTCCTGCACTATCTTGTTCGTAGAATCTAGTAAGTCCATCGTTATCACTATCTGCAAACTGTCTTACTTTTCCTTGTATAATACCTGAAGGTAAAAATTCTAATCCTGGAGGTAGTTCGCCTTCAGTAATATTATATGCTACTCTACCACCATATAATAAACTTGTTGCATTAACACTCTTTGTACTAGGTTGATTAGGTTTAATAGTTCCAAGGTCTTCTGAAGTTGTCCATTCTAATGCACTTTCAATTTCACCTATAATATCAATTGTAAATGTTTTTTCTGATGTCGAAACACTAGAGTTCCAACTTTGCCCGGTACCTGGTATTTCACCTCGGTTTGCTGTATTAGCAATCCAAATCTGTCCTAAGAATCTAACAGCCTGATCAACAAAGTAATTAGTTCTACTGTTCCAATCACCTACTAGAGTATATGAAGTATCTGCTAATGTAATTGGATAATTGATAGCCTGCATAGTAAACTTGTATTGTTTTGTTACTGCTGCTTGATACGGTGTAGTTCCTGCAATTTCTCCAGTTGTATTATCTAATTCCAAACCGGGTGGAACTTCACTAGGTGATCCATCAGGATTATTAGGAAGAACAAAATAGATTATTGTTCCTGATAATGTAGGAGGATCATAAACATCTAGTATAAGAGTAAGATAGTTATTGGCTCTATATCTTCCTAAGTAACTGTCTGTGATCCATAATGGAGTTCTATCTCTTGAACTATCTGCTTGGAATAAATTTGTATCTACTTGTACAAGTGTGTTATCTGCTTGTAAAAATTCTTCTGTAACTACATAGATTTTAAATACTCTTGAGATGTTGTTAACACCATCAGTAACAGCAACACTAAAAGTATATATTCTGCTTAGTTTTTTAGGTGTAATACCTTTTTCACTATAATCATAGTTTAGTGTATCATAAATGTATGTGTCAAAACCTGTACTGTTATTTTTAGCAATGTCTAATCCTGTTGTATCAAATGCTTGTGTATCATATGCTCCTACAGGATCTGTACTGTATGCTACTGCATTTACTGGTTTTGTAAATCCTGTAATACGTCCTGTTTTACTCATAGATAAGCCAGGTGGTAATTCGCCACTGTTAGGAACAAGATAGTATTCTAGTACATCACCTGCTATAACATCGTTGTCTCTTGCTTCTAATTGAAAGTCTACCTGTGCATCATCTAGTACAAAGTAGGCTTCACCTGAACCTACATTTAAGAAACCGCCTTCTGTAACCCATTCAGGAATATCACTACCGTCTACGGATAATTTAAATGTTCTGTCTTTTTCATCTTCGCTATCAGATGCTCTAACAACAAATCTAGATTCTGTAAATTTAGTAACTTCGCCTGGAGTACCTTTGATTCTATTTCCTAGCAGTTGTAGGCCTGCAGGAAGTTTACCTGCAATAACTTCGAAGGTAAGTTCTTCATCTAGTGTAGTGGATGCAGTTAAAGGAATGTCTATCGTAATTCTTTCTTCAAGAATTCCAAGGTCTCCTGCTGGCGTGCTCCAAGTTACTGCCATAGGTTACCTCCTTAAGTTAAGCCGCCGGAATCCAAATCTAAATCTGAATCATATGTAAGCGTACCGAATTCCATATTAGATGCTTGTAGTGCTAGTTGAATAGCATTATTGTATGTGCCATTAATGCTTCCAAAGTCGTAAGTGGTTAGATATTCAGTAACAGGAATAGCAGTTTTAATTTTAAGTCCTGTACTACCATCTGTCGTTACTTCGATATCTTTAATTAATGTTTCACTGTCAGGAGCATATGTACCTTGTACACTAATTTGTTCTGCAACAGATGCTACCATACTACCTGAATCAGTATCAAAACGTGTAAATGCATCTGGTTGTGTACTGTGAATAGTTATAGAATCAATATTATTATTAAAAGTGATTTTTCTACCTGCATCTAAACTTTTAAATCTTAGTTCATTTCCTACTTTTTCTTTAAACAACCCAGAAACAAATGGACCAACGTTAACAACAGTAACAGTTAGTTCATCATTTAGGTCATTGAAATTATCATTAACTTTATCAAATGCGGTTCGTAAATCATCACCTAAGCCATCATTTGCTAAGTTACCTATGTTAATTGTTCTTAAATCTGCCATTTCGCTTTCCTATATACTGTATTTAACCTTATGCATTTGCTATTGTTCTCCAAGCACCACCTAGATAAACTACCATTGTCTCTGTTCCTGTGCTTGTTGGGTTCCAATTTGTACCATCAGCCACTGCCATCATACCACTCTTTGGTGTTGCTGGCGCACTATGTAACACGGGTAAACTTGCTGTTGCTCTTGGAGCAACCACTGCCGTTCCACCTGATACATAGGCTGTGAATGCCGAACTGTTTAGTGGTGTTGTTAGTGCCGCATCTGTAAACAACTCGTTTGAACTGTTCATAAAATATGTCTGATTGTTTAATTCTGTTGTTCCCACGACACCTGTAATGGTTACTGTTGAGTTGGGATTAGCATAATAAGGATCACTGAAATTTAAACTGGTTGTTGCACCTAGCGTAACACCTGAGATTGTTTTGGTAACTTCAGCACCAATCTGTAGATTTGCTTGATCATTGTCCAATTGATATGTTGGACCATTTGAATACATATCGCCCGACCAAGTCATTTCATTAGAACCATTGTTGGCTGAATAACCTAGTGTTCCGCCACCTGCATCACCGTCCATCCAGAAAATAAGTCCGCCGTATTGTGGTTGAATGGACATATAAGAATTTGAATACAATGCGGAAGTGTTTATTCCTGCACTTGATTGTAGGTGTCCACTAGCATTATAGGTTAAGGTTGCATTTGAATATTGACCAGTTCCGATTACCACGCTGGTTTTGAAATAACCCGTTCTTAGGAAGTTACCTGCCGCAATACCCAAATCGTATGCGTTATCCGTATCCGGAGTATAGTTCTCATCAACTGCTGATAAGTCTGCACCGCTGGCTGATATAGTAACATCACCCGAACCAAGCAATGAAGTTCCGTTGATGGTCTTAATGCTGGTTCCTGATACCAATGCTGATTGAGCATCAGTAATTCCATACCCTGCAATTGTAGTTGGAGTTCCTGTTAATGAACTAAATGCAAAATCCTGTGCTGTGCCAGTAATAGTAATGTTACCGTCTGCATCACTTGCTGTGGTAATACCTGTAGCACCAACAATTCCAATAGTGCTGCCTGATTGAACTGTTCTTACTGTGCTATCATCACCTGTAATATTAAAATTAAAAGTATCAGCAGCAGTAACAAATCCACTATCGTTTGTAAGTTCACTTGTTAGTGTAGGAACTGTAGGTGTGTTTTGTATGTCGTTATAATCTATTACTGAAGATACACTTGAACCACCAACTTCTAGAGTGCCACCTGCACTAACACCTAGTGTAGTATTGCCTAGGAAGATTGTGTTGTTACTGATGTATAGATCCTTAAATCTCTTTGTTGCTGATCCCAGACTGCTGCCTAGGTCAGTGCTTGGAACAACGTCCCCGCCCACTGTTAGATCACTTGTTACCGTTACCGCCTGATCAATTGTGATTGCACTTGAGTCAGTGGTAGTCATTACACTACCTGTGAATTCAAATGCACCTAGGTTTAAACTTGCATCATCTAAACCTAATGCAGTATATAATTCCGTAAAGTTTGTGTTAATCTTGTTAAACGCTGTGCGTAGGTTATCACCCGTTCTGTCGTTTGCGCTTGTTCCGATGTTTACTGTTAGTTTAGCCATCTACTTACGCCCCCGTTCCAGCATTTAATGTTTTGATCAGCGTGGCCAATCTATCCAGCGCCTCGCCTACCGTTGTTGGAGCATCTCCATTCCAGTCACCTGGCGTAGTAGGATAGTACCTCAAATTCCCTAATTCATCTAGTATTACTGTAGAATCATCTGCAAACACTGTACCTATAAATGATCCTCTAATATTATCTGATTGAATTGGACCAACAATCTTTGCTTCTACTGCATCTACAAGTTTAGTTGAATCATCAGCAAATACTGAACCAGTCATATCACCTGTTTGATATCCTGTTACGTCACCTGTTACGTTACCTGTAAGTGGTCCTGCAAAATTTGTGTTAGCAGTAATAACCGTTCCTGTCACTGCTGCCGGAGTTGTACCTCCAACAATACCGTCAACGTTACCTGTAACGTTACCAGTAACATTTCCTGTAAGGTCACCAAATAAAGTGCCGTTTACAGCGTCAACCATAATACTTGAATTGTCTGCAAATACAGATCCTGTTACATCACCTGTATGATAACCTGTAGTATCACCTGTTACATTTCCTGTTACATTTCCTGTTACGTTACCGTAAACATCTGCATAAACATCTGCAACAATTCTGCCCATTACAGCATCAACTAGTAGTGTTGAATCGTCTGCAAAAACTGAACCGTTAATATCAATATTTTGATCTAGTGTAAATGTAATTCTATCATTGATACCATCCGTAGTAATTACAATACCATAACCTTCTATAAACTCTAATGTATCTGCTGTGTTATCCGGACTTACATCTGCTTGTCCTGAAACAGCAAATGTACCAAACGTGTTAACTGCTGGTGCAGCATTGGTTACTGTTACAATACCAGTTGCGTCATCTCTTGAAAGCGTAACACCAAACCCGGCATCTAGATCAAGTACACCAGTGTTTGTAAGTGTAACAACACCTGTGGTATTATCTCTCGAAATACCTGATCCTACTGGAAGACCTGATGGCAATGTGCTACCGTTACCAACACTTGTAACACCTGTGTTGCTTAGTGTGATATTACCTGTTGCAGCACTTACACTAATACCTGTACTGCCTGCAAGTTGTGTAACACCTGTGTTAGCAATAGTAATACTTTCAGCACCACTATCTACAGTCATTTGGATCGCTGTACCACTTAATAA